AGATAGTTTAATACTGCTTCAATTTCTTGCAGTTGATTAAACCTATGTTCAGTAATACCAGGCAGAGCTGCAATGTTGCGTTCGAGATGACCTCTAATACCACAGTCATGTTTGGCTTGCACCAATTCATTTTCGTAGTAATCAATGAAATCGGGTATGTGGCCCAAGTCTTGAACTATGCGATTATACCACATTATTCTTCGTAGTCTAGGTCTTCATCGTCGTCGTAGCCGCCTGCATATTCTTCTAAACTACGCTTTGTGTATTGATCGGTTCCGCCAAATATTTTTAACTCATTATCGTTCAGATAATCAACTAGTACACTTGTTACAGTATCGCTGGCTTCCTGTCGATCCTTTTGTGGTATATATTGTTTTAAAATACTATACACTTCACTTAATACATCAATTTCAATGGTCACAAGTTTGTCCTTAATTGTTTTTTTAAAATTAAATCATCTGTACAGCCAGTACATCTTGTTTTTTGACAAATTGTGGGACTTGTAAGAATTTTCCATTCATCAAAAATATTTCCTAGATAATCATTTTTACATTCGCTACCATAAATAGAACCGTCATGCTCTATCCATAATCTATTCATACCCGCTTCGCAATGCCATCCAGCCCAATGGTCTAAATTTTGATTATGCAATCTGTTAGCATTTATAAGAAATTGTTCATTATTATCACAAGTAACTTTGCAATTATAAGCTTGATCAATGATTGATGTCAAGATTTAATTTTCCTTTATTTACAGGATCTAATCTTATTTTGTGTGTGTAATTTATTTCATTTACAACATATTGTATGTTATTCGTTTCCAATATTTTTTTATATAGTGAAATTCTATCTGTATTCCAAAATTCATTCATTATATTTATAAACAAAAATTTTGTTTTTGGAATAGTCTTTTGTAGTCTACAAATCATATCAAAAAATTTTTTTTCGTTAAAAAATTCCGAATGTGTACTTAAAGATATGTTATCAACAAATTGAAAAAGTTTCAAATAATAATTATATGTAGCACTGCCGTTTGAAGTCAAGAGAATTTGATATATATGCTCGTTAAAGTTTTGTCGCAACCATTTTAAAAAACTTATAAAATGTTTGTTATTTGTTGGTTCACCACCTGTAAAATTTATTTTATATTTTAAGTTTTTATGTTTTGTTTTTTCAAAAACAGTTGTCCATATATATTTTAATTCTTCTAATGACTTGTGTTTAGAAGAAGTGTCATGCCAATCATTACTGCAATACATGCAATCGTAGTTGCATCTTAGACTTAGTCGCCAACTTAAAGAAAAATATGGTTCAACAGGCTCAACAGATACAATTTTTATATTATTCTTCATTTTCCAAAATAGAATCGTCAGAGACAGTTTTTTTATGTGGATGTTTAGTATAATCTTGCATAAGTTTGTCTAAACTTTCTGCTTCGTTTCGTTCCCATTCCTTACGAAATAATTTAAGTTCGGTGCCATCTGCTAATTGATATTTTAGTCTGTTACCATCTTTAACTAGTAGTCCTTTATTTTCAAACATGTCAACTAGTCCACTGTAAGGATTCATGCCGGTTTCATAGGGAATTTTGACTTGTACACTTTCAAAAGGTTTTGCATATCTGGTTTTCATTATTTTACAGGCTGCACGAATGCCTTTGACTTCTGAAATTTTATTACCATCTTCATCTTCTTTAAGTTTTAATTTCTTCATAGCAACCACAATGCTAGATGCATAGATAAAACCTTGACCACCGGAGATTTTGTCATCCGGATCAAACATATCTTGGCTAGCATAAGTGTGATTAGTACAAATTAATCCTATATTTAAATCACCGAACATATTCACACAATTACGAACTAAAGCCGTTAATGCCTTAGGTTTACGACCCATGTCACCTTTAAGATCACCTGCCTCAAATTGATTGACATCGGTTGGTGTTAACAACATACCCAAGCTGTCAAGTACAAACAAAACCTTAGGCCTGTCATCTGTAGATAGTGTTTTATATTCTTTTACAAACTCATTGATCATTTTAGCTACATCATCAATCATAGCCATGTTAACTTTAAGTAGTTTGCTTTCACTGGTATCTACGCCCAGTGCGTGTAGCCATGCTTCATCTAGTGCATTTTCACTGTCAATTAATACAACATAAATACCCTGTTGTTGTGCGTGACGCACCAAATTACCCGAACAGATAAAACTTTTACCTGCACCACTTTCACCGGCAAATACGGTTACTTTACCCAGTGGTACACCTCGATCAAATGCGCCACTGATCAAATAGTTTAAGGCATAGTTGCCTGTACTGATCCAAGTGTCGGGATCACGGAATCCTAAACTGATTCCATCAATGCTTTTTGTAATTGTTTTACGAAATTTGCTTACGTCGAATGGTTTTGCCATAATTATTACCTTTGTTCAATAAAAAAATTGTTTTGCATTTTAACATTATTAAAAATTAACTGTCTATAATAAGTTAATCTATCTTCAAGATCTGGAAGTATACCAATATTCAACCAATTGCCAGTTGGCATTCTATTATTTTTTAAACACCATTCTTTATATTCCTCACTAAGTCCCACAGTTTGATATCTTGAAAAGTTTATGGTTACAAATCCCAAAAGCTCATCATAAGTATTTTCATCATCAAATTCTAAGTTATCATCACGAAATAAAAATTTATTATACAAAGTTCTTCCTAAATGACGAAAAGGTAAAATTAACTGCGCTGGATTTGATGATAAACAAGATTTTGAAAATTTATTTTCAATTTGATACCATTTACTAGTTGATGCTTCTATAAAAAAACTGTTTTCTAGTAAATGAATTACAGTGTTAATGTTAAGATAAGTTTCACATTTGCCAATTAATTGTAATGCATAAAAAATTGGAATTTCCATTCCATCGTCGGGCAATAAATGTAATAATTGGTGCGAGTATTGATTGTTTAAATTCTTTACATTTATTCTTTCTTTTTGTAATTTAGCCCAATCACGGTGAATCTTATTAAGAACTCTTTGATCTAAACTTTCATTAGTAAATGTAAAATCAATAAAATATTTGATGAAGGAATTAACTTCTTCGATAGTTTTTTTTAATGTGTCATATAAAACCACACATTCATTAGTTTGAATAGAAAAATTATTGCAGTTGTCTCGATTTAAACTATCTATGTAGTATTCAGATAATTCTGCATTTACTGCTTCAAATTCTATTTCATCACCAGAATTGAAAAAAATTACCTTTATTTTCATTTTTAGAATGTTGTATTGTCAAAAGTAGGGGACCGTCTCCCCTACATGACACAAGCAGCAATAAATTATTGCTTTTGACGGTTTCTGATCTGTGCCAGAATATCCATGGCATTTTTACTGCCAGTGACTTGTGGTTTAGCAACAGGTGCTGCAACCACTTCATTTTCGTCTTCATCTGCTTCGAACGGAGCATCATTGGACTCGACAGCTTTAGTAACTACAGAAAGTGCAGGGCGACTTTGTACAGCAGATTCGTTGTTAGAACCAGGAACAGAGGCTGAATTCATCATTCCAGCGGGTTTGTAGTAAGCTCCCCAACGCTCCATGTCATAAGGTTCACCGTCCACAGATGCTTCGAACATCTCTTTGATGATCTTAAGTTCAGCGTCATTGGGTTTCTTGGGCAAAAAGTCAGCCAAGTTATACAGGCCATACTTTTCAATTGCCGCAAGTTCGTCTTGATTAAGTGCAGATTCTTTACGAGCCCAAGTGCTAGTGCTGTAGTCAGCATATCCACCTTTGCTGGTTTTCTTGATGTTAAAATCAAGACCAGCTTCATAATCTGTAGGCATATTTTCCAATTCAGGATCCATCAGTGCGTTTTTAACTAAGTTAAAAATCTGTGGGCTAATAATAAAACGACGAATTGGATTTTCAGGTGTCTTGTCATCGGTCAAGGGATTGTCACGAATAAAGCCTTGAAACAAGTAAGACTTTTTCTTCCAATACTTACGACCCATTTCTTCAAGACTTTTGTCTTTGAACCAAGTACGCACTTCAGCTAGTACTGGACAAGCTTCGCCCCACATTTCTACACAGGGAACCTGTACAAAAGTTGGCTTGCTGTCGGGTTGACCTTTAATGCCTGCAAAAGGCAATTTGATCATCAGTCTTTCAATCCAGAAAAAACTGTTTTTGCTATCTGCGTCTGGAAGGAATCTAACACGAGCGGTAGTTCCTTCTGCGATGTTCCAATGAGCGTAAATGCCATTGTCTCCACCAGATTGGGTCGAACCTGGACGGTTCTCTTGCGCTTGTAGTTTAGCGCGAATTTCAGCTAATGATGTGGCCATAATAGTTCTCCTTAAAAAAATGCCATGATGTTTGTGCTTAGATATAAACCTGCACCGTGCAAGTATATAACATAAGTATTTAGTCTGTCAATACAAAAAGTAAAAATTTTGTTTGGCACAGGTGTAGTGTAACTGTGCTTTTGATTGAAATCAAATTATTTGGCTAAACCTGCCAATTTTTTCAAAAGTTGAAAATCGTTTTGACTTTCGTGTACAGCAGCACTCATTCTACTTAAATCTATATTGAATGTGCTAGATCCATAGGTATTGTTTTCTGGATCTTTGATTTCAAGTTTGGGCAATTCCATTCCCATACTGAGTATTACATTTTCCGCACGATCCAATTCTTCTTTGCTGTCAAAGTAGTAAATACCATCTACAAATCTATAATCAAAACTCCATTGATCTAATAATTTTTCAAGTTTTTCATCTATAGTGTTTGGTTGATTATAATCTGGGTGTTGTGTTGTATAAGGTTCTGGATTTGAAACTTTACTAAAAGGGCTGTCATTTTCTTGCAGACTATTGGCCCAAGATTCAAATTCTTCACCTACTCGTTGGCTGCGTGTTTTATATGCACGATGTACTATTGGCAGTGCATCCATAAGTCTGTCGTCAAATACTTTTTTCACGAAACGCTCTTTAAGTAAGTCAATGTCAAAGTCATCTTCATAAATTATCTCTGGGGTCCAAAGTGCTTTGTATTGTTCATAGCCCCGTTGGCCGCGCATCATAAAAAGATCTCTTTGTAATTTGCCGTAATGATCTATAGCAGCTTCTACCATTACCTGAGTTTCTATATCTTCAAATTGTCGACCGCGCATGTTTCTTGCAAAATGTTTTAATGTATTCATTTCATTGACAATTTTTCCAATATGTTTTCCAAAATCGTCTTGTGTTGCGCCACCGTTTTTTACATGTCTTGCATATGCTCTTGCGCCATTAAGTGTGGTGCCCTCGGGTAGTCTAAATCTTTCGCCTAAGGAATTCTCGATGTAGAACGATTCGATGTTACGACTTCTTGCACCGGGTTTGGTTTCATCCACAATTGGTTTATTATGCCTAGCTATTATTTTTACATTTTCTAATTTTTGGTAACTGCTACGACTAGTACCGTACATTTTAGTTTCATTGAGTTTTACATCAACTTCGCTGCTGTCTACAACTTCAGCGTCTCTATTTGCATGTTTCAGATCTCGTAAATTCAGTCCACTTTTTGCAATATCTCTTACATCGAATCTCTTAAATCTATGTTGCATAGCAAAGAATTTAAGCTGACGAAGAAAATGATACCAAGATTTTTGTTCTTCTTCGGACATACCTTGGTCTATGTCCTTGTCAAAATAAATTTTGAAACTTTCACCGTCGACAATACTAACGGTAATATTACCAAAGTTTTTTCCATCTTTGACATAATCAAAATTAAAAAATCTTGCTTTTGTAGGGTCTAATGTAGTTTTTGCTGTTTCATCGCCTACACTGATGTCCGCAAATCTACTGCGAATTTCGTCAAATGTAGCTTCGGCTCTCTGGTCAATGTTGTTCATATTAGTATTTATATTTTTGGAAAAAACCAAGTATAGCTAGTCAATCTGTAACAACCATCAGGTACTGCACCAGCAACTTCATGATATTGATTAATGTTATTAATCATAATGTACCCTTTGTTTTTCTGATATTGAAAAGTATAACGATTTTGATTACATTCAGTTGTAAATTTTGTTCCGGGTAGATCGGGATCATCAGTTAAGTATATTTGCATTGTTGCAAACACATTACTGTTGTCTATATGTCTAGGCATTGTAAAGCCCGGGCCATCTAACCAAAATCCTGTAGTACAATCATCTACTGGCATTTTGGTAATATCTATAATTTGAGGTAATTTGCTTTTAATGTAATCTGATATTTGTAACAAAAGATCATTGTCTTTTAACCTTCTCCTATTATACTGTTCCTGCCAAGTTTCTTTAATATAAGACAGTGATAAAAGATCTTGCAAATTTATTCTGTTTAATAAATTTGTATCTATAAAATCTATAACTTCATACAAATCAAACTTTGAATCTATAGGATGAATAATCATGATAACATTATAAATGGCATAGGTACGACAAGTTCGCTATCATCTTTTAACTTTTCATCAATATTTGGATCAAAATCTCGAATCACCCCGGCCATTCTTACAGCCAATAGCATACTCATCACCAAGTCATCAGTTTCACCAATTTTTGCTGCAAAACTATTACCCGATGCCACAAATGTTTTTAATTCGCTGATCAACGGTTTACTGGCTAAATGCAGTTTTCTTGTTTCAATGAGATTTTTCATTTTGCTGCAAGCACTGAGTTTAGTTTTATGTGTGGTATTAAACCCTTTTCTATACCGTCTTGTTGTTCCGGGCCTACCGGGCTCACTGAGAAATATGCCTTTTATATTTTCTTCACCATACTCGTCAATGGCTACTAGCGCAGCCTCTCCTAGCGTATTGTTTTCAACACTGTAGTAAACATCATTTTCTGTACCAATTTCGTCTGACAGATATTTCACTATTTCTGCTAAAATTTTTACTTGCTGTTGCACAGGTGTTTTGTTATGCTGCCACTCTCCTATCTGCAGCATGGTAGGTAATTCCAAAATTTGAATGGCAGAAGGATCGCCCCCTGTGCCTAAACTTGGGTCTAATCCCACACAGTAAATATGATTCTTGCTAGGTTTTTTATACCATCGAACTTGGCCTTGTTTGAGTACAGGATCAATGCCCGCCATTTCTGTCAAAAAGATGGGGTTAATCAGCGTTTCATCATGAATAATAAATTCACATTCCATTTCTCTGCGAAATCTTTCTTCACCTAACTGGCTACGCATACTTTTAGCCCATGTTTCATCTCTGTCTGGATGTTCTTGCCAATGACTACGATATGCCTTAAATCCATTTACTCCAGTTTCAGTTTCATTGCCATATTCATCCTGTGTTTTATTTGCTTGACGCCATATCTGAGCAAACTGGTCTTCGTCGCTGTTAGGAGTGCTGGTAATAATACACTTACCTCCTGTGGCTAAAGTTGGGCTAATTGAAGTCCAAAATTCTGATGCAATAGTAGGTCTTACGAAAGCAAACTCATCTGCATACAATAAAGAAATACTCATACCACGACCTGTGTTTTCTGTGGTAGTGGCACTGACAATTCGTGAACCATTGTCAAAGTCTATGCTGCCTTTGTTATAACTTACAACACCCGCACGTATAAAGTCAGGTACACTTTCATAGGCATATCTAATTCTCTGCATAATTTCCTGACTACCGGTGTATTTGTGAGCTGCAACTAATATAGTACTGTCTGGTACAAACATTGCATACCAAAGCAAGTATCCTGCAGCGGTAGCAGTTTTACCAGTTTGTCTTGGCATTAAACTTATACTGAATCTATAAGTATGATAAGTGCTGATCAATCTTTTTTGGTATTCATAAGGCACATATTTCATTCTGCCCTTTACGGGATGCTGAATGTAAAAATAATTTTCCAAAAAATACTCAGGCCCGGTTGTAGGATCACTGCACCGTACCATTTCATGAATTTGCTGTGCAGTCCAACTTTCAATGGTATTTGGTTTTTTTACTAGTACCGTTTCGAGTGTTTTAGACATTGCTTATAATTAGTGTTTGCTGTAAAATAAATATTTATTGTTTACATTTTATCAAAGTGAGATTTTAAAATTAGTGATGTACTTTTATTGAACAGTGATTTCAATCCTATCAGTATTCTTCCCCTTAGTGTAATTAGTTGGCAACACGCCGTTAAACTCTATTTTTTGGATAGAATCCATATCCTCGAAGAATACGAAGATTGGGAAATTCACAGCGAATATCTTACTATGCGAGTCCCTGCAGTAGCAGTTACTAAAGATTATTTTAAGTTTAAAAAGGCTGCTAAATTTAGTCGCAGTAATTTATTTTTGCGTGATCTTTATCAGTGTCAATACTGCGGTGATACATTTGATCACCAAGATCTAACATTGGATCATGTAATTCCGCGCAGTCGTGGTGGAAAAACTATTTGGGAAAACAGTGTAACAGCTTGCAAGTCCTGTAACTTTAAAAAGGGCACGCACGATTGGCGACCTTTGCGAGTTCCGTATAAGCCAGATCATTTTCAATTGATTAATAAATGGAAGCAAAGACCTATTCAGGTAAGACACCCAAGCTGGTATACTTATTTAGGTATCAAACCTATTAAATAGGTTTTTCTCCTGTTAATTTTGGCAGGCTAAACCATAACTTAAACCAGGCAGGTGTGCCTGGTTTTATTTTGTGTTTGCGTTGTAATTTAGCTTTTTCAGTGCCAGTATAGCTGATATTTTCAGTTTGGCCAATCTTGTATTCTTGCCACTGTGGTCTATTACCAATACCCGCTAACACTTTTAGTTCTTGTAGTTCGTCCATTATACACCGTATCTATTTTTTTTGTTAGCGGCTACAGGACTTTGTACACCTACATCTTTTGATTCTTCAGATTTTTTACTAGCAATACTTTTTGCGCCTTTGGCATATGCAGGGCCCATTTGTTTTAAAGCAGATTTAACAGTTTCGTCATCTGCAGCAGTATAAGCCACAATAGTCATATTTTCACCAAAAGCACTAGCAGTGTCCATGGAATGCCCGGATCTAGCATTGGCCATTGCTACACCCATTCTGTATTGATAATAGGGATCCTGTCCTTTAAGTCCTGGTAAATTCCAAGTTGTGGGCATTGTTCTTGCCACTGCTTGTGTTAAACTACCAGTGCCACCTTCATTTAGAATTTCGTTAATTTTCATACGCCGTAACGATTTTTCTTTCTCTTTGCCACAGGGCTCATTACATGTGTGCTAGGCAATTCCATGCTGCGATTATCTCCATGATGAAGATCTATGTGTTTGCTGCCTATTCTTTTATAGGCTTGTTTCAGCATCTTTGCTTCAATATCAGTTAAAGGAGCAGCAATATTATATCGCCCTGCCCAACTTTCGCCATCTAAATGATCGGGCAAAGGATCTTTACCGTTGCTGGCGGCAGTGGCCAACATAATTCTATATAACTCGTAGAATCTATCCCTACCATTTATATCTTGAAACTTATGTA